CTTGATTGATGGCACTATAACCAACTGTAAATGACGCCAGCATATAATTGTCAAGAGCATTAGTTAGATAATTTACATCCAATTCATTAACACTCAATTCATTATAATTTGCATAAGGGTCTTTGAATACTGGTACAGTTAAAGCATTTTGATCCAAAGCAGTAAAATCTAATGCTGATCCAGATTTGTTTGTACTCTCAATTGTTTTTTGTGTTATTTCTTTTGGTGGTTTGACAATCAACATATTATTAATTGCTGATTCATTTAAAGCCAACAAAACAGGTTTCATTGGTTTAATTTCATTTGATGTCGTAACTGTAGCTTGAAATGCTTGATTCAGCACTACTGAGCCCATTGCTGTCTTAACCTCAATTTCACCAACAGTACCATCTTTATTTGGCAATAAAACAATTAGTGATTGACCAATCTCATCAACAGTCATGGTAAATGCAGTACCTCGGACAGCAATAGTGGCTGTCGGTGTATTGACAGCCACATTCTTGTTGTTTTCATGAGCAATATTACCTGAAGCATAACGAACAGTACCCATTGCAACTTTAAGTGCCAATTTGCCAGCACCTTTTTTATTAGGGTCATAAACAAAATCATCAATAAGAAGTTTTGAGTTTTCAGTTACTCTAACTTGTGTATCATCTTCAAATTTAATACCTACTACTCCGTTGCCGGTTTGAACTAAGTCCAAACTATCAACACTAGTACTTTTCTTAACATCAATATTTGACTTGTTTCTCGTAATAGAAGCTATGCCTTTTTGTTCGGTTACAGAACCTATTCCAGCATAACTTCTATTACAATTTGTTAAACCTGCTACAAGAAAACATAATATAAAAATTTTAAACATTATTTTTGAGTAACAGACACACCAGCATTGTTACCAGTAACATTAACTGTAACGCTATTTGGTACCACACCACTTTGTGATACACCGATAGTATTACTAGAACCAATGTTATTGATGGTGATAGAATGTCCACCAGTTACACCACTATTAAGTAAACCTGTTTGTGATGTAGTAACATTATTATTATCACCAGCAATGCTAATAGCATTAGTTGTATTTTTGCTATTGATGGTACTTGTTACGTTGTTGTTACCACCTGAAATACTTAAACCATAATTATAATTACTTGAATCTCTTTGTGTACCAATATTCAGAGCAGTAGTATTGTTATCACCAGCAATAGATACATTTAATGTACCATTGTCAGTACCCATGTTGCCCATATTCAAGCTTGTTGAGTTGCTATTACCAGACTGACTAACATTAGCATTTGTTCCGCCACCAATAATTCCGCCAGTAATGCTGTTGCCCATACCATCTTGTGTTATAGTTGCATTGATGCCGTTACCATCAAACTTAAATGCTGGTGCGGATAATGAACTTGGATCACCAATATTGTTATTGGCACCAGTTTGTGTAATAGTAATACTAGAATTATCTGCGTTAACTTGGTCAATGTATACAGAGTTTCCTCCGTTATTACTTTGGCTCATTGCACTACCTGCTAATAACAAACCCATCACGAAAGCGATGAATTTAGTTTTCATTTTTTATTTCCTTTTGTTGTTGTTTAAATTTCCACAGTCCTTTTTGTTCTCCATCAAATATCAATTGCTCGACAGCAGTTTCAACAGCGGACTTTAAGACATAAATGCCAGCTTCTGTTGAAGTTACTCCGATTTCATTTTCAAATGCTTTGGTTCCTTGGTCAAAAAACTTAAAGGTCGCCACACTTGTTTGATAACTTAATAATGTTTTTCTTACGTTTGTAGTTAACATTACTTCACCAGTTTGAGTGCTAACTACTCTTAATGAAATTGTTACCACATCTTCTGTATAAGAACTATTTGGTGCAATACCTAACCAACTCCAACCAAAACCTCCAGTTCTTATGTTGGTATCATATGAAATGATTGCTCCTTCTAAAATCATACCAGCATAAAGTATTGGTCTTAATCCTGTTGGATCTCTGGCTTCATCTCTCGAAGAACGAATCAATTGTCTTTCTTTGAGTAAATTATCTAAACCAACTCTTTCAACAACTCTAAACCATTGGCCATTTCCTACATCTTGTAATGCTTTAATCAAGATAGGTTCACCGCCTTGTGTTACTGCTGTAGAAAAACTAGCCACACCAGTTTGTAGTTTTCTTTGGCCAGTCAAATCTTTAAATGAATATATTGCAACAATCACTCTACCATCTTGTGGTGGAGGTATTTCTTTTTTACTTTTTATTTCAGGCAAAACCTCTGGCTCGTTTGTATTAAATTTTATTGGCGTCAAAGGGCCTGTTGATGCACAACCAAATAAACTCAAACAAAATAATGCGATTAATAATCGTTTCATTAGAATTTTAAAGTTCCTATTGGTATTTGAACTTGCGTTTGATTACCAGAGGTATCGGTTACAGTCATTGAAATCTGATCAGCCGTTTTAGTATATTGAATTGTATTACCTTCAATAGTAACAGTACCACTATTTTGTGGATTTTCACCAAAAAGATTATTAACAAGTTGAGTGGAAAGTTGTGCGTAAACACGACTTTCAAAATTATTTAAAAATTTGGCAAGATTAGTATTGCCGGCAGCTGTAGCTGCATCAATAGCAGCTTGTTTTTGAGCAGCAAGAATTGCTTGAGTACGAGTATACTCAGTATTCTCTATTGTTTGAACGTGAGAAGAATAACCCACACCATTGAAAACGGGAGACTTAAATTGAAACGTTTGTTCTGCATATGCCGAATTACTTAGTATCAGTATTAGACTTACTATTATTCTTTTCATTTTCTTTAATATCCCGCATCATTAATACGATGTTAATTTTCTGATTCAATCTAATCAAATCATTATCTAACATTCTAACACGGTCAATCAAAGCAATTAATACTGTACTTGCTTCACTCAAAACTGGCTTAATTTCTTTGGTTACCCAAGTCCAAACATAATATATAAAATAACCCATGCCGCCAGCTGCAACAATTGGAAAACCATATTTGTTTACTAATTCAACTAAATCCATTAATCTCTCCGAGCATCGTTTTTACCATCAGCACGAGCAATACGGTCAACATCAGGTTTAACTCCTAATGCGCTTGACATTAAGGTGTCAATTCTGATAACATCATGGTTCATTGTTTTAACACGATTGTCCAAGGCGGTAATAATACCACTCAAACTTTTGACTTGGCCAGTAACACCAGCCAGAATGAATTTAAGAGTTAGGAATACGAAATACCCAGCTGCAAAAGCGGCAGCCATAGGGAATCCTAATTCGGCAACTATCTTAAAAAAGTCCATTACTATATTGACAATCGTTGGTTATTCGTATATAATCAGTAATCCATCAATATAAGTATCAATACTAGTATATTTATGCCATATTTAATTGATATAAATCAAATCAGGAGAAAAAAATGATTATTAAAGGACTTAAACTGGTAACAGGGGAAGATGTTGTTGCCGAACTCGAATCAGAATCCGAGACGGAATATGTTTTGTTGAACCCTGTTGGAATCACCGTATTACGTGGTAAAGATGGTCAACCAAATGTAGGATTCTCACCTTTCCCAATTCATGCAGTACAAGCATCAGGAACAACGCTTGTAATTGCTAAGCGTAATGTAGTATACTCCTATGAACCTGCTGAAGAATTCACTAAACACTATGAGCAACTCTTTGGCGCAGGTCTAATCGTTCCAGAACAAAAGATTATTTTAGGTTAATGGCAAGTTTCTATACAAACGTACAATGTTTCGGTAATAACATCCTTTATCGAGGCATTAAAAACGGTCAAAGAATTAAGGAGAGAATCGAATACTCTCCTTCCCTTTACATTCCATCCAAAAGAGTTACCAATATCACATCATTAGATGGTGAGTATCTCGACCAAAAAATATTTACAGATGTTCGTTCTGCCAGAGATTATGTTAAACAATTCGATGGCATTCCTGGCGCACCAAAGATTTATGGCCAAACACGATTCGAATATGCTTTTATTGCTGATCAGCATAGAGGCATGGTTGATTATGAGTTTGATAAAATTTCTATTGCCATCATCGATATCGAGGTTGGTTCTGAGAATGGCTTTCCTGACCCATATGAAGCCAATGAACCCATCACAGCGATTGCCGTTAAGTATCTGAACGGACCAATTTATGTGTTTGGCTGTGGTGATTACGAAACGCAAGGCAAAGAAGTATATGTAAAATGTAAAGATGAATATTCTTTATGTAAACAATTCATGGCTTTGTGGACAAAGAAATGTCCTGACATTCTGACTGGTTGGAATACTAAGTTCTTTGACGAGCCATATATCATCAATCGTTTTCGTAAAATTCTTGGTGAAGATGAGACGAAGAAGTTATCACCATGGAATTATATTGGCGAAAGAAAAACAGTCATCAATGGCAAACCAATGATTGCCTACAATCTGATGGGTGTTGAATCTCTTGACTATATCGAACTATACAAATGGTATGCTCCTGGCGGAAAGTCACAAGAGTCCTATCGTCTTGATGCCATTGCTCAAGTTGAACTTGGTGAAGGTAAAATCTCTTATGATGAATACGATAATCTACATGCACTATATCGTTTGAACTATCAAAAGTTTATTGAGTATAACATCAAAGACGTTGAACTGATTGTCAAACTAGAAGATAAGCTGAAACTGCTTGAACTGGCAGTAACTCTTGGTTATGATACTAAGACAAACTTTGAAGATGT